AGATACAGATACGTAATGCTTCCGACAAGGCCGAACGCTCCGCCGATCAGGCTCATCGTCGATTTGACCCAGTCACCGTAGACGATGACGGTACTGACAACGGTAGACGGCGTTTTCACCAGCTTTGCATAGGCAACGACAGCCGTTCCGAAAATCAGATACAGAACCCACGTAATCAGAAAAATCATCACCTGGAAAGAGACGTTGATGCCAAGCTCACGCAGCACGCGTTTTTCCAGTGTCTGGCGCACCCGCAGATGGGTATTTTTCTCTTTTTCCGTCATCATGCACCGGAAAGGGATGGTGTAGGAAAACACAAACGAGAACGCGACAAGCAGAATCGTCAGCACCACCGGGATCCAGTATGCCGGGAAGGCATTGAAAATCTTCGTCAGGGAAACCTGAAGCAGTTTCATACTGCGGATGGCGCTGTAGCTGCTGTGCAGCCAAAGGTACGGGAAGCTCGCTGCCATGTAGAAAAACCAGGTCCACGGGCGGGCGCGCACAAACTGTGCGGCTCCTCTTCCGCCGGCAAGCATCATGACAGGAACGGAAATCCGTTTTCGTTTCCAGGAGGCCTCCAGAGCCGCCATGACAGCATAGATTTCAAACAGCATACAGAAAAAGAAAACAAGCAGAATTCCAAAAATCAGCAGAAGGGTCAGCGGATGCAGCATGATCTTGTTGAAGTTTTCCGATGTCATATAGCTCGTTCCCAGCTGTTTTAAGGAAAAGTTGATCGCCGCATTGGCGAGTCTTGAAACCAGCTGGCTGGAAAACAGGCGGTAGACCGTCTCAAATATCACGATGCTAAGCAGGTTTTTCTGCAAAAGTTTCCATGCCATATTCAGATAAATTCGTATCATTCCTGCATTTTTTACTGCCTTTTTTCTCATCTGCTGTTGTTCTCTCCTGTCAGCCGCAATTCCCCCCGATGAATCTGTATGCAAAAATTACCTTTATTTTTTCTCTTTTGTATTTTACATTTGACACTTCGAGTCTTTTTTGAAGCTCTTTTTCTTTCTGTTCATTTTAAACTATCTTCCAGTATAACACAAAACCGGGTCTTTGAGTATTCTTTTTTCTATTTCTGGTTGCACCACTTCTGTAGTTTTTTTACCATGGCGGATGGGCTGCTTACTGTGCCGTCGATCGGCGTGCCGAGTTTTTTCTGCCAGGCGAGGATTGTCTGCGGACCGATATAGCCGTCCATGTCGGCCGATGCCCATTTCTGCATTTCTTTTACAAGGGCCGATCCGCCTTTGGGCGTACTGTCCCACTCGGCGGCTGTGATGCCATCACAGAATTTCCGGTTGACGGCCAGCTGATTGCTGATTTTTCCATCCTGCGGTGTGCCGAAAAGTTCCTGCAGACGGCGCGTCAGATTTTCGCCCCAGATTCCGTCCTCTGCGACTGTCTTTCCGGATGACTTTGCTGTCTCTG